TAAAAGAAGACACTGCATCTGGGTGTAAAGTAGTTGGTGAAGATTTCATGTTAGCAACTGCTGCTGACATCGTTGCTGATCCATCAGCACCTGATGCTTTTGTATCAGGAATTATGGAAGGAAAGGAGTGGGTTTGGGAAGGAGGAATCCTTCGTGAACAACTTGCTTCACAAACAAAAAAGAAGATTAACACTCTAGTTGATCAGAATGTTTTAGATGAGCATAAACTTGGATTATTCCAAGATTTCTTAGCAAATCTGTAACATTATAAATAAATGTAGATTATTTCAAATCTAATATTCAAATGTCCGTTGGTCAAAATTAACACGATATGGAAAATGTAGTAACCAAAGGGGCAAAATCGGCAGATCCAATGCCAAAATTGTCCTTAACCACTCCGGGTCAATCTGGAGCATATGAGGACTTAGGAGGCCCTACTCCTGAGAACTCAAAACCTGATGATGATTCAAACAAATTGAAAACACCCGGAACAACCTTAAAACAGGTTAAGGATATTGTCTCTAAAGGTGCAAAACCTGCAGATCCAATGCCAGCGGGCATGAAGGAAGAGGAAGAAGTTGAAGGCGATGTTGTCGCTGAAACTGAAGTCTCTGAAGACGAAGTAGTTTCTGAAGAAGAGACTGCTGAAGTCGAAGAAACTCAAGAAGTTGTTGCCGAAGAGGAAGCAACTGAAGAGGAGGAAATCGTTGAAGAAGAGATTGACATCGAAGCAGATGTTAAAGCACTTCTTGAAGGCGAAGAACTTTCTGAAGAGTTTCAAAATAAAGCAAAGACAATCTTTGAAGCAGCAATCAAATCAAAACTTGCTGATGTAAGAGAAAGTGTCAAAGCTGAATACGAAGAGCAACTCGTTGAAGAAGTTGCTTCTATCAAATCCGAACTTGAAGAAAGAGTTGACGCATACCTTGAGTATGTCGCTGACGAATGGATCGCAGACAATCAAATTGCTGTTGAATCCGGTCTCAAGTCAGAAATGACTGATTCATTCTTAACTGGAATGAAGAGTCTATTTGAAGAACATTATGTATCTGTACCTGAAGACAAATATGATGTCATCGAGAGCATGGTAGATAAACTTGATGAAATGGAAGGTAAACTCAATGAGCAAATCGAAAAGAATGTTGCTCTAAACAGGAGATTAGCTGAGTCCTCTGCAGATGTCGTTTTTGGTGAAGTCACCGAAGGATTGGCAGCAACACAGAAGGAAAAACTTGCAACCCTTGTGGAGAACGTTGAGTTTGAAAGTGAAACAGACTATCGTGAGAAACTAGTTACTTTAAAGGAATCTTATTTCCCAAGTAACGCTGGAGCTCAAAGAGACAAATCGGAGAATCTATCTGAAGAGACAAGTACTCCAACCTATCAGGATATATCCAGTTCAATGGACAAATATCTTCAGACATTAAACCGAGTGTCTAAAAAGTGATTTTTACATTATACATTCAAACAATAAACCCAAGAGGTAATTTTTAAATGCAAGCCCCTATTAATCAGGAAGCTCTTGCAGAAAAGTGGGCACCGCTTCTGGACTATGATGGACTAGATCCAATCAAAGATAACCACAGAAGAATGGTCACAGCAGTTCTTTTAGAGAACCAAGAGCAAACAATGCGCGAAGAGCGCGAATTTTTATCTGAGCAACCTACAGTAACAACCGGTTCATCTGGTGCAACTGCTGGTTTCTCTGCTGGTGCAACTGCAGCAGGCCCTGTTGCCGGTTTCGACCCAGTATTAATAAGTCTTATCAGACGTTCAATGCCAAACTTGGTCGCATACGACCTAGCTGGTGTACAACCAATGAGCGGCCCAACAGGACTTATCTTCGCAATGAGATCTAGATTTACATCTCAGAGTGGAGCAGAAGCACTATTCAATGAACCAGATACAGCATTCTCATCACAGCATCCAGACGGAGGAAACGACGTTTCTGCTGGTTATACACAGAATGAAGGTTCATTAACAGGTGGAGCAGTTGGTTTCGGTACTACAGGTGGTACTCAGCAAACTAACCCTGCTGCACTAAACCCAGAAAGTGGTCAGAATCATAACACATATGTAACTGGTCGCGGTATGGATACTGAGGACTCTGAAGCACTTGGTACATCTGGTAACGAGTTTAACGAGATGGCATTCTCAATCGAGAAAGTTACAGTTACAGCGAAGTCCAGAGCACTCAAGGCAGAGTACAGTCTAGAACTTGCTCAAGATCTTAAAGCAATTCACGGATTGAATGCAGAAGCAGAACTTGCTAACATTCTTTCTACTGAAATTCTTGCTGAGATCAACAGAGAAGTTATTAGAACAATCTACAAAGTTGCTGAGTCTGGAGCACAGACAAACGTTGCAACTCAAGGTGCGTTTGACTTAGACACAGACAGTAACGGAAGATGGTCAGTTGAGAAGTTCAAAGGACTTATATTCCAAATCGAGAGAGATGCTAACGCTATAGCACAAAGAACTCGTCGTGGAAAGGGTAACATGATCCTATGTTCCGCAGACGTTGCTTCAGCATTAACAATGGCAGGAGTTCTAGATTACACTCCAGCACTTAATGCTAACCTTAACGTTGATGACACAGGCAATACATTTGCTGGTGTACTTCAAGGTAAGTATAGAGTATACATCGACCCATTCGCTGCAAACCTAGCTGCTGATCAGTACTATGTTGTAGGATACAAAGGTTCTTCACCTTATGATGCAGGACTATTCTACTGCCCATATGTACCACTACAGATGGTTAGAGCAGTTGGTCAGGACACATTCCAGCCAAAAATTGGTTTCAAAACCAGATATGGAATGGTTGCTAACCCATTTGCAGAAGGAACTGATCAAGGTCTTGGTCGCCTTGCAGTTAACAAGAACAGATACTACAGAAGAGTTAAAGTTCAAAACCTTATGTAATTTCATTTACATATCTTTCAAAGAGACTCCTTCGGGGGTCTCTTTTTTTGTCAACATTCCCTAACACTAAATAATTGTTACAGGAGGTTAAGACAAATGTTACACGTTAATTTCAACTGGGAACCCCCAGAAGTGCCAGAATTTGATGAAGAAATCCATAATCCAGAGAGGGTCTTTGCTTTTCTGTGTTATCGTGGAATACATTATGCAAAATGGGTATACTTAGATGTTTTCAATGTTAATAGTTGGGATCTAAATAACCCTAGAAAAGGAGAAAAAAGTGCGTAAACTTATCTTAAGTTTAATTTTATTTGTAATTACATTTGTGGCAACACCAGTACATGCGAATCATTTACCAGTGATGTATGTACAAGTACCACAATGGGCAGATGACTGGGCAGTTTGTGCTGTAGACATACCTGATGCTAAGTGTCATTGGTATGTCATGGCACCTGATAACACATTTGGTGAAGGATTTTCATGGGAAGACGCACCTTGGTTTGATGCAAATGGACTAAATGATGTCGCACCAATGCAAGCATCAACTGTTGTAGAAAGACTTCAAAAGAATCAGTAGGTATAAACTCGTAGGCATAAATTTTTGTTACTAAGTATCAGTGAATACAGACCTACTTTGTCTAAATAATTATGTCATTGCGGAGAGAACAATGCACTAAAACCCCCTTTTATTATGGGTAGAAAAAGTAGTCATCAACAGGTCAAGTAATGCACAATTTAATTTCATACAATCAGTTGTCTAGTTCCAAATATGAATCTAGGAACGATTTAGTCGAGGAATACTACGAGTGTTTGATCGAATGTGACGATAATCAAAATACATGTAAACGCATTTGTAGAGAGGTATTTGCATAATGCACTAAAGGTTTGAAAGAAGGGAGGGCAACCTCCCTTTTTTTGTCTTCGTATAAATACCTATATGGATGATAGAAAAGCAACCAAATTAATCCTCAAACGAGCAAAAAAGAATCCATTTTTATACTCGAAAGGGGAGATTATGTACGCAAAAAAAGTTAAAAATCAATTGAAGAACGATGCCTTATCACATCAAGAAACCAAGTCAACTTGATTCATCTGTAGATGTTTACTACATGGGTGAAAAAAGATGGTCAGACACATACAGTGAAAGAAAACAGTACACAAATAATCCAACATATCTAACTACAAACTCAGATGGAAAGAACGGTGGTTGGGAAGGATTCACTGTCGTTACTGAATAACTAAATACTTAAAAATAATAGTGCCATGAAACCATCACCTAGAGAATTAAAAGAAGCACATAAGGCTTACGAAAAGATTGTAGACTATCTTATTGCAGAAAATTATGCAGTAAGTAAGACTGATGCAGATACCATTATTGGTGGCATGAGCGAAGAATGGTATTATATGATTCTCAATGACTAATGAAAAACTTAGCCCAGTTTCTAGAAGAGGCACAGTCAGCAAAGTGTCCTAAAGGATACAAATTTGATTCAAAACTAAAAAGTTGCGTCCCTACAAAAAAATATAAGTACTATCCCAGTTTTGGTGGTAGGTACTATCGTGGTGGAGATAATCGCTCAGATAGTGGTAACGGAAATGGTAATGGTAATGGCAACGGAAATGGTAATGGTGGTAATGGAAACGGTGGCAATGGTGGCGGTAATGGTGGTGGAGGTAATGGAGGAGGTGGAGAATGAAAACACTTCAACAGTTTTTAGAGTCCTCTAATCCAAGAATCCCAAGAAAAAAAGGACAACCAGCAAAATCTAAAAAACATTCAGACTTATATACAGATGAAGATCCAAAAGGAACAATTCACGGACTTGGATTCAAAGATGAATCAACAGCAAGATCCAGTGTTGCGAAAATTAGAAAATCAAATCGAGGACATGCTCACAAGATTCAGGCAGCCATCGCAATGGAGCAGAGAGCACGGGTGATGGGTAAAACTGCAGAAGCAGCAATTTATCGCAAATTTATTAATTCAATGAAAAAGAAAACTAAAAAATGACTTCTTCAAATCGTGGCCCTTTATCGGGACAAATCGGTAATCGTAATTTTCTCTCACCTGTTGGGTTTAAGTTTTCTCTTGCAAAATTTCCAAAGATATCATTTTTTTGCAACTCTGCATCAATACCTGAGATATCACTTGGAACATTTCAACAACCATCATACTTAAAACAGATTGATATTCCCGGTGAAAAACTAACATACGGTGATTTAGATATTCGATTCTTAGTTGATGAGAATATGGATAACTATATGGCAGTTCATAACTGGATGAGAGGACTTGGTTTTCCTGAGTCACCTCAACAATTTATTGATAAGACTACAGATTCTGATGGTATTCGTGATCTAGAAGAGCAATATTGTGATGGAGGTCTTCATATACTGAGTAGTAACCTTCGTGACGTAGCAATCGTTAAATTTCAAAACTTATTTCCTGTATCTTTGACATCTCTTAACTTCGATGCAACAGAAACAGACATCAACTACTTTACAGCAAGTGCATCTTTCCGCTATACTGTGTATAATATAACTAATACATCTGGCAATCTTTTATGAATCTTGACAAAATTCAGGAGATGTGGGAGCGTGATGCTGTCATTGATCCTGATAACCTACATGATGAGTCACTTAAAATACCTCAACTACACGCAAAATACTATACGATCTATAATACAATCACATTACTTCGTGAGAAAGCAAGGGAGCAATATAGTAAAGTAAAGTTAGAAAGACATAACTACTATACTGGTAAAGCACCTGCTGAAGTTTATGTTGAAGAACCTTTTAGTTTTAAGGTTAGAGAAAAAGATGCAATTCAAAGATATTTGGATGCAGATGAAAAAATGAGTCAGGTTGATATGAAGATAAGGTATTATGATGTCACACTCAAATTTCTTGAGGAGATAATCAGAAATATATCAGGTCGTACATATCAGATCAAAAATGCCATCGAGTGGCAGAGATTTCAATCAGGATTCTAATGATACTACAACTAACACCTAATACTCATCCGATACTACATGAAAAGGTAAGAAAATGTAGTTACGACTTAGATCGTGTAGAGATGAGTAAAATACTTCGTGAAAATATGATTCATCATGAAGGAGTTGGTTTGTCTGCGAATCAGATTGGCATCAATGAAAGAGTGTTTGTAATGATGATTGATATGGAAACAGAAGAAACAATCACATGTTTTAATCCAAGAATCGTCAAGACATATGATAAAAAGGTTTGGTGTGAAGAGGGATGTTTATCTTTTCCTGACGAATCTTTTAATATTTCAAGACCAGAAAAAATTGTTGTGAAGTATGAAGATGAGAATAAAATTGATCATAAAGTAAAGTTGGATGGATTTGCTGCAAGAGTCTTCTTACATGAGTTTGATCATATGGAAGGTATCAATTTTACTCAGAGAAAAGAGTAATAAATAACTATAGGTGATTCCTATAGTCATGTCCCATTTGACAATACTAAAGAAAAATGAAGTTTATCTTCAGATAGAATCGGAACCTCATGTATTTTATGAACTGTCTGATCAGTTCACATTTGAGTTGCCCGGTGCTAAATTCATGCCTCAGTATCGTAATCGATATTGGGATGGGAAGATTCGACTTTTTAATGTGAATAATGGGCAGATATATGTTGGACTTCTCGATAAGATACAGAAATTTTGTAAAGATCACGAATATAGTTATTCTTTTGTAGACAATGAATATTATGGCACACCATTTGAAGTCAATGAGCACATCTCATATGAGGGTGTTAAAGATTATATAACATCAATTAGTAAGTATGCTCCTCGCGACTATCAAATTGAGGGAGTATTCGACGCTCTAAGACATAATAGAAGGTTGTTGATATCCCCAACTGCTTCAGGTAAGTCTCTGATGATATACTCGATCGTGAGATATTATGTTGAGCGAGGTGAAAATACTCTGATAGTCGTTCCGACGACTTCGTTAGTAGAACAGATGTATAA